AACAACAAGCTTACTACGATCTTTAAGACCGGGACGATTCTCAACAACTCTAAAGTTATCATCTCCACCAAGAACATCAATAAGCTTTTTGTCAAGATTTTTAATCTTATGACTTAGAGGTACACCTTTACCACCATAAGACATATCAAGAACAACTTCACGTCCGAGCATATCCGGTAAAACATTATCAGGAATAGCAATACAATAAGTAGCTTTAGGAACTTCTCTATCAACTTTCATAATATCAGTTACTTCAAGTGGAGACATCTTATATTGATTTGCAATAATAACTCGACCTTCGCCAACCTTAATATTACAAAGAGAACCCGGCGCAACACAAGCTGTTTTAAGATTATTCTTATCAGCTTTAATAGCTTCGATTTTAGTTTGAATTGAATCCATAGTTTAAATAATTTACTTTATAAGATAATCAATATTAATA